AGTCAAAATCGAGCAGCCGCTATTCAATGACTGACGCAATCACCGAGGCCGTTGTTGCCCAACTTAGGACAAGAGCAGAAAAGGGCAAGGAGAAGTACGGCACAACGATGGAGAGGGATGACCTGACCTTTGCCGAGTGGATTCAGCACTTACAGGAGGAGTTGATGGATGCGGTCGTTTACATTGAGAAGATTAAGCAATCAGATTGGACTTCAAATACACAACAGCGATAAAGCGCATTCGGCAGGTGGCCGCTCGGAAGAAGGTGATTCAGGGCGGGACATCTGCTGGATGTTGACCCCCACTGGGCAACTGGTGGGGGAACGGAAAAACCATCGCCATCCTTGCAGTGCTAATCAACATCGCGGCCAAGGCCAAGACCGAGATCAGCGTCGTATCTGAATCAATCCCACACCTACGACGTGGCGCTATGAAGGACTTCGGCAAGGTCATGCAGTGGACGAACCGCTGGCGCGACGAAGGTTGGAACAAGACGCTGCTGACCTACACGTTTGCGAATGGCAGCACGATTGAATTCTTCAGCGCAGACCAGGAGGCTAAGCTACGCGGCGCACGGCGACAGGTGCTATACATAAACGAAGCCAACAACATCGAGTTTGAGGCGTACCATCAGCTGGCTATCAGAACAAGCGAAGCCATCTACATCGACTTCAACCCGGTGTCGGAGTTCTGGGCGCACACGGAGGTCTTAGCCGAGCAAGACAGTGAGTTGCTGGTGCTGACATACCGCGACAACGAGGCACTGCCAGCGACGATCCGCGACGACATCGAAGCGGCGCAGGTCAAGGCGGCGACATCGACGTACTGGGCGAACTGGTGGAAGGTCTACGGCTTGGGTGAGGTCGGATCATTGCAGGGCGTGGTCTTTGATGATTGGCAACAGGTGGACAACATCGACTTCGCTGGTGACAAGCTGGTCGCCATCGGCTTGGACTGGGGATACACGAATGACCCTACGGCGGTGGTGGCCGTTTACAAGCGTGGCAGTGCTATTCTCCTGCATGAATTGATCTACCAAAACGGCCTCACCAATCAAGACATTGCTGAACACCTACGCAAGCTAGGCATCGGCAGGTCGTGGCCGATCATCGCGGACAGTGCAGAACCCAAGAGCATTGAAGAGGTGCATCGCCTTGGCTTCAACATACACCCTGCAACGAAGGGCGCAGACAGCATCAGAAACAGCATCGACATCCTGAAACGCCAGCCGATGCTCGTGACGCGTGAATCGACGAACCTGATCAAGGAGTTGAGGAACTACACTTGGGACACGGATCGCACGGGCGCGTCGTTGGGAGTGCCGATTGACCGGTACAACCACGCCATTGACGCGGTGCGTTACGTCGCCTTGAACAAGCTATCCGCCAACGCTGGGGGTAGGTACGTGATTATGTAGTAAATTTGCAGTATGATACATCCAACCGCAATTATAGAAGAAGGCGTAGAACTTGGCGAGAACGTCAAGGTCTGGGCATTTGCACACATCCGCACTGGTTCCAAGATTGGCGACAACTGTGTCATCGGTGAAGGTGCGCACATTGACACAGGAGTGCAAATTGGCAACAACGTCAAAATCCAAAATCACGCGCTCATATATCACGGCTGCATCATTGGCAATGATGTTTTCATCGGGCCGAACGTGGTGACGACAAACGACTACTATCCGAGCGTTTTTGGCGACTGGAAGAACAACGGTAGGTTCAGGTCAACATACTTCTGCAAGGGGTGTAGCATTGGGGCGAACAGCACAATCATCTGCGGAGTTCGTATCGGGGTTGACGCTTTGGTAGGTGCAGGCAGCGTTGTCACCCGCGATATTCCTGATGGCTTTCTGGCGTATGGCAATCCAGCAAGACCAATCAAAGAGAAATGAGAATCCTAATCGCATCGCTTTTTTTTCGCAAGTACACAGGATCAGAGTTGTACGTCTTGCACGTTGCCAAAGGCTTGAAAGCTATGGGACACAACGTAACGGTCACCTCGCCATACATGGACTACCCATTGATCGCAGAGGCTGAGATGGCAGGCGTGCAGGTTAAGGCGTGGACAGAGTTGACAGGACGTGAGGCGTACAACGTCATCCATGTTCAGCACAAGCAGGTCACTGAACATCTGTGCGTATTGTTTCCAACTACACCGAAGGTCGCTACGATACATAGCGTTTTTTACGATTTAGAGCGGCCTGTGAAGCACGAAAGCATCAAGGGGTATATCAGTATAGCTCAACACGAAAAGCACGAAATACACGCAAGATATGGCGTTCCCTTAAACAAGATAAGCGTCATCTACAATCCAGTTGATTACAGCCGATTCAACACCGATGGCGTTCAGGATGGCGGCTATGTTTTACTGGCGGGAACTGTTGATTTCATGCGCAAGGCGATGATTTACGATGCGGCAGCGTGGTGCAAAGAAAACGACAGGCCATTTGTGTTGGTGGGTTATGATCATGGCGACTACTTAAAGGACTTGATTGACCGCTTTCCAGTTCACTACTGCGATTCGGTGAGCAACATTGAAACGCTGGTTAAGGGATGCCACTTTGCATGTGGTTTGCATATAGGTAGAACGACGATAGAGGCGTGGATGTGTGGCAAGGGTGTGATGAGTTATCACTTTAACGCGGAAGGTGCAGTGACCAAGCGCGAGATGCTAACAGTACCTGCAGACATTGCTAACTATCGCAGTGAAACGGTATGCGGCCAACTTTATGCACTTTACCTTAAAGCCATAAAAGGATGAGCATCCTCAACAAAATCACCGTAGACCAGTTCCAGCGCATTGTGTCGATTGAGGCGAACGCAATCTACATAACAAGCGACAAGAAGATCGGCGTCATCGCCGTTCTTGACGGCATCCCGATCGAGCAGGTCAAGAAGATGACGATTGCGGAGGTCAACAAGCGTTATGGTGAGATCAACGCGGCGAGCAAATCGCTATCGTCACTGGCGGCTAAGCGTCACGCCAAGGTTGCCGGAAAGTGGTATCAATTTGAGTGGTTCATCGACGAAATAAGCGCAGGGCAGTTGGTCGAGCTGTATTCCTACGACATGACGAGCGAGCAGGGTGTTATTGACAATTTGCACCTGATATTGGCGACGCTTTCGAGGGAGTGCAAGGTGTGGAAGTGGTGGCCGAAGGCATATGACGGCAAGGGTCACAAGCAGCGCGCAGAGGTGATGTTGCAGATGAAGATGGGTGACGTTTGGGGATATGCCGCTTTTTTTTTGCAGCTTTCCGAGCCTTTGTTGACGATTATGCGGAGGTCTTTGACGGAGCAGGGGACGACGACGACAACGGCCAAGGCGTAAAAAAGCCGAACTACGGCTGGGTGGGCGTGGTCTATCGTATGGCCGGCAAAGATACTCTGCGCATGGACCAGGTATTCAACATGCCGGCAAGGGAGTTCATGAACGCGCTGTTGCTGATGAAGGCTATGCCGTAGTGCATAGATTTCCGCGCTGCGATATTTACCTGCATGAAATTTACCACAGAGATAGAAGGCGACGTACTGGGCATCGGCGCTGACGTGACTAAGGAGTTCAGCCTGTCGCGATCTCCTGACGTGAACGCGGCGCTAATTCGGTGGATGCAGGATGTAATCAAGCTGACGGTTGAAGGCATTGAGCGCGTTGACGCCAAGGCTACGCTCAACCTCCGCCAGTCGGTAGGCTTCGCGGAGTTGCCTGTTGAGCAGAAGGTCGCGCAGGTTGCGATGGAGATGGCCAGCTACTGGAAGTTCGTCGAGTACGGTGTCAATGGCGTGCGTGTCAACAGGGGCGCGCCGTTTAGCTTCAGAAGTATCAACCCAAGTCCTTCGCACGTTGCAGCAATCCGCAAGTGGGCAATCGACAAAGCACTCGGCATCCCTGCTGATGAAATCGACGCGGCGGCATACAACATCGCCAAGTCAATCAAGCGCCGAGGCATCAAAGGGCGGCCATTCCTCAACCAGGTATTGACTGACGCGAAGATGGACGAACTGGTGACAAGTATCGCGCAAGTGGTGGGCAAGGAGATATCAATTTCAATTAACGTATGAGCATAACTATAATATCCGCGCTTCCTTCGCTGCTTCCTGTCGGCAACAGCGACGTGGTGGTGGTCAGTAGCAACAACACCGCTTCTGCCAACTTTCGCTACGTCTGCGACGTGTCGGGGTCGCTTTCCTCCGCGCGATTGAAGTGCGACAAGCTGCCAACAACGAACAACGGCTTCTTCGGTGTTAGCAAGGTCGTTGAGACGCTGATTGCGCCGAAGATACCACAGCTGACGAGCGGCTGGCAGGATGGCGGCTACGCTGTCAACACGAACCTGACCTTCCGCGAGGAGTTTGGCTCACCTCCGACGGTGGCGACAGGCGGCACAGCATCAGCGTCGCTGATTGCGTGGCAGGCGGCGTTTCGTCAACAGGACTACGCGGCCTATTCGCCGAGTGGGTATCAGGCTAACACGATAGCGGGTGCTACGGTCACCGTGAGCAACAGACCTACATCGTATACGTTGGCAAGTGCTGATCATGACTTTCTTGGATTCCTAATCAAGGCAG